TTTTATTTATAATATTGTAAATTTGTAAAAAAGGGAATATGTATAATTTTATAATAGATTACACCCAGGAAGATTTGGGAAGTTTTAACGAGCCGGTAACAGTTGCAGAAGCAAAACAATATTGTCGTGTAACTAATGACGTCGAGAATGAATTATTTATTGATTTAATTATACAATCAAGACAAGCGGTTGAAAAGGCTGCTAATATCAGTATTACACCAAAGACGATTACCTTGTGGTTTACTAACCTTGCCGGTAACTTTCAATTACCATTTGGTCCTATGACTGACTTTATCAGTTTAACTGATGTAAACGGAAACGCGGTTACAAGTAACGTTTATAAATTAATAGGCGGTCAATATCCTAACCTACAAAGGCCGGAATACGCTAATATGACGGCAGTTTACGAAACAGGAATGGAAACAGTTCCTAAGGAAATAAAGATTGCTATATTAGACCAAATTAACTACGGATACGAAAATAGAGGAATGGACGTAGACGATATGGGTATATGTGAAAAGACTTGGAGAGTTTGCCAACGTTGGACAAGAACAAGCCCAATTTTATAAATATGAGAATAGGACTACATAAAGACAATTACGTGGACGCTAATTCTATGAATAGATTAGTTGACGTTTTAGAGCCTGTATTTATTGATGACGGAGAGGGTGGCTATCAAGTTACTCACTTGTTTCAGCAAACGGTTTGGGGCGATTATAGGCCTCAGCCTCAAAATAGAGCCTTACAAGAAAGTCAATTATCATTTAATAGGTACGCTAAGTTATTTATAAGGTTTGACCTACAAATTAACGATAACTACCAATTAAGGGTAGAGGACCAAATATTTACTATTCACTCAATCAAAGACGTTGATAACGCTCATAGATTTTGGGAAATTGAAATGTACGCGTAATGTCGGGAATAACTTTAAATATAACAGGGAGCGACCATTTACTTAAAAGATTTGAGAAGTTAAAGACTACGGGGAAGAATGAAATCAAAAACGAAGTAAACGCGTCGGCATTAAAGATACAATCGGACGCAAAGAAACGTGCTCCGGTTAATTTAGGTATGCTTAGAAATTCCATTTACTTAGCAGAACAAAGCAAGGACAACAATAAATACGTTTTCAGTGTTGGTAGTTCGGCTAAATATGCTCCTTATGTAGAATTTGGGACAGGTGGTAAAGTTTCTATTCCACCCGGATTTCAAGACTACGCTTCGCAATTTAAGGGCAAATCAGGCGGTTCATTTAAAGAAATGGTAAAGGCCTTGACAATGTGGGTAGAGAGAAAAGGATTGGCCGGTTCGGGGAAGCAATCTAAATCTTTGGCTTATGCAATAGCGATAAGTATATTAAGAAAAGGGTTAAGACCTCAACCTTTTTTAATACCGGCATTTGAGCAGGAGAAAGGGAAATTACTTCAAAGAATAGAAAAAATAATTAAGAATGCTTAACCCTAATATAGAGATTAAAAAGTGGTTCATAAATGAGATTGCCGCGGCGACTGATTTGAACGTTTACGACGGAATGGCTCCGGATACTCCATTAACTGAATATATAGTTTTGACGGGTAGAACTTCAAGCCAAGAAATGGGAAAAAGTGGTTACACTAACTCGAATGTTATCGTGGTGGACATTATAACAAAAAGTCCTAACTTTGGCTATAAACGTTCCGAACAAATATCCAATTTGATTTTGGCCGAGATAAATAGTGATACTAAAATAACGCTTCCAAGCGGTTGGACTTCAACAAGTCTTTATGTAAATAGTATTTCGAACTTAGACGGACTCAATCCTTTGGACAATGTGTTTAGAACATTAATAACATATAATTTAACAATAACTCAAATTTAATAAAATGGCAGAAACTAAAGTATCGGGTAGAGATTACCTATTATTCGCAGACATTGACGGCGACTCAACATATAAGCCGGTAGCGTGTCTAACTTCAAACAACATTACTTCTTCATTGAACGTAATCGACGCAACTTCTAAATGTGGCGACCAATTCCAACCGGGACCGGCTTACACTCAATCAATCAAGGCTGACGGCTTTGCTATTGACCAAACAGGCACGGCTTCAAAGGATAGTTATAACCAATTATATTCTGCATTTATTGCGGGTACTGTTTTCGCTATTAAAATGGGCGAGGCTACTCCAACTGCGGGACAAGTTGTTTATAGTGGTGATGTATTTATCTCAGCTTTTGACGTTACTGCTGCTGATAAAGAAGATGTAAAGTTCAGTGCTACTTTCACAGTTGCCGTACCACCATTAACACAAACAGTTACTGCATAATAAAAAACAACAACAACTATGTTCGAATTAAAACTAAACAACAAAACAATCCATTTAAAATGGGGAACTTGGGCTATGCGTGAATTTTGCGTAGAGAACGATTTAACCATTGACAAATACTTCGAGTTATTAAGCAAATCGCAATTTGATTTAGCATTGGTAACTAAGTTCTTTTATATCGGCTACAAGTCGGCTTGTAAAAGCAATAAAGAGCCGGTTGAATATACGGAAGATGACGTTTGTGATTGGATTGACGAATTAGGCGGTCTTTTTAGTACTGAGGGACAATTTATTGAGTATATGAAATATTTAATTTCAGTAACAATAACCACAGTTCAAGGGACACCTAAGGAAGAAAAAAAAAAGCCTAACAAAGTTTAGTTGGGACGATATTTTAGTTAAGGCTGCGGAATGTAATATAAGGCCCGAAGAATTTTGGGAAATGACTTGGAAAGATTTTTCTATTATCGTAATGGGTAATGAAAAGCGAGAGTTAAGTAATTGGGCGAGGACAAGAAACCTCGCCTATATTATATACCTAAGTAACTCAACGGACCAATCTCCTAAGTCTATCCAATCATTTTGGCCTATGCCGGAGATTGATAATGTAGGAGAACCGGAGAAAAAAGATTTACTAACTGATGAACAACTTGCGAGGACTTTTAAATTGTACGGAGTAAACTAAAATAGATGATACAAGAGAATTTACAAATTAATATAGGTGCGAATACCCAAGACTTACAAACGGGACTTAACCAAGCGACGGCTTCAGTAAATACTTTTTCGGCTTCGGTACAAAGAGCGGTAAAGCCAACCGGCGACGCAACACAATCACTTACTAACTTAGGAAGAATTGCACAAGACGCTCCTTATGGGTTTATGGGTATTGCGAATAACCTTAACCCAATGTTGGAGAGTTTCCAAAGATTACAAAAGGAAGCGGGGGGTTCAGTTGGTGCATTAAAGGCTATGGCTGCCGGGTTATCGGGACCGGCCGGTATTGGAGTTGCTTTGAGTGTTGGTTCTTCTTTGTTAATTGCATTCGGAAGTAAGATAGACGAATTTTATACTAAGTTACAATTAGGTAGTACAATTACTTTGCAATATGCAACGGCATTAAAAAGTATTGGCGGGGACTTTACAGGAGCGGCGGATAAAGTCAATAAAGTTGAGATTGCATTTAATGAATATCATAAAGGAGTATTAACGGGAACGGAAGCGTTAAAGATTTACAACGATACATTAGGTAAGAATTTAGGAATAAAAAGTACAATAAACGAGGCGGAACAAGCCTTTGCAGAAAAGACTAAAGTTTATGTTGAGGCTTCATTCCAAAGAGCGTTAGCAGACCAAGCGAGTAAAAAAGCGGCCGAAGAATTACTTAAAGTAAAAATATTACAAGCGACAGGAGGAGAGAAAACCGGCGAGTTTGGTAAAATGCTTACTGCTGAGGCTGCTAAAGCCTTAGTATCTCCATTATTGCAAAAACCTTTAACTGATAAATTAGTAAATCTTTACGACAAGGATAAGACTGAAAAAGATATTGCAAAAGGATTTGATTTAATTGCTAACTATAAAAAAATAGCAGAAGAAGCAAGAACTTTATCCGACCAATTATCAAAAAGCGGTGGTATTAATTTAGAGCCGGAAAAGGCAACTAAAACAGGAACAACAGGAACAAAAGGAGGTGCAATAAAAAAAGAGGTTGATGATTATGGTACTGAGGTTTTAAATGAGATGAAGAGGGCAAGAATGTTTTATACCGAATTTAGAGAATTTGTAAAAACTTTAAATAATGGGGAAATAATAAAACTAGAAACTCCCGATAGTTTAAGAAAGATTGAGAAAAAAAGATTAGACTCTATTAAGCCTTTAGTTGATAGTGTTATTAAAGAAATGGACGAAAAGGGGTTAGGTTCAATTCTTACAAAAAAAGCGGAACAATTATCCAATATATATAAAATAGAGGACGCTGAGGCTAAAGAACGTTCTAAAAACTTACAAAAGCAAGAAGAACAATATAAGAGTATGGCGGAAACAATATCAAAGGACTTAACAGGTGCTTTGATGACTATGTGGGACGCTTTAGAAAAGGGACAAAATCCATTACAAGCATTAGGTAATTATTTAGGAGAATTAATAAAAAAATTCGCTGCTGCTATTATTCAAGCGACAATATTTAAAGGCATTATGTCTTTATTAACTACTGTTTCGGGTGGCGGCGGGTTCTTTGGTAGTGTATTAGGTGGAGTTAGTAAATTATTAGGATTTGCTGAGGGTGGAATTGTATCGCAACCTACTATTGCTATGGTTGGAGAGGGTGGACAAAGTGAGGCTATTATGCCATTAAACAAATTGGGCAATATGATGAATAGTACGTTCAATGCCGGTGCTATGAGCGGGACAGGTGGCGGTGGTGGAAACGGACAATTTGTATTGAAAGGCAACGATTTAGTTTTAGCTTTGCAAAGAAGCAACTATTCACTTAATTTAAGACGCGGTTAATAATGGCATACCAAAATAAATATAAAGCAACATTCGCGACTAAAAGCGGTAAAACGGCATACTTGTATTTGCAAGAAGATGATTATTCGGGAGATGTTATAGAATATTTGGGGGTAAGTTTGACTTATGAGTATATTCCATATTCGGACGACCCAATGGAAACAGTTTACGCAAGTCAAATAACTTGTACGTTAGATATTACTGATGACTTAGAAAATATTCCCGACTTTATAACTTTAGACGATAGGAAGTATTTTGCCAAGTTGTATTTGGATAGTGATTTACAATTCTTTGGATTTACAATAAGCGATAGCGTTCAATTACCTTTTAATACAGGAAGAAAATATTTAAGTTTCAACGCGGTGGACGGGATAGGTATGTTAAAGGATATAGAAATGCCTTTTGCAAGTAGTGTAAATATTAATAATATAAATACATTATTGTATTATTTGACAACCGCTTTAAATACTTTAGATTTTCCAATAACTCCAAATATTGTTACGGCTTGTTCTATTTATGCCGAGGGTATGGAAACAAGGGACGACCATTCTTATAGTGAGCCATTTGCTCAAACTTATTTGCCTTATAGAACGTTCTTAAAGGACGTAAATACTTATTTAAGTGCTTATGATATTGTTGTAAATATTATAAAGTCTTTTGGTTGTAGATTATTTATAGCAAACGGGAAATGGTATATTGTAAATATTAATGACTTTGCGGCTGATGAATTTTATTATACTGAATACGATTATACCGGAGTAGTTGTTGCAAGTGGCACTATGAATACTTTAAGTACCATTCAAGGTTACACAGGTAATACAAGCAATTTGTATTTTGTAAATAGTTCACAAACTAAAATGTTTAGAAAAGGTTACAATAAAATAGAATCTATTGTTGAAGTTACAAGTTCTGCAAACTATTTGTCAAATGGAAATTTGCGACCAATGGGAACAACATTCCCTTTAAATTGGACGGCCGGTAAAACAACAGGCTCTACTTGGGAGGTAATAAGTAAACCAAATGAAACTTCGGACGCGTTTAAGTTATATAAACAAAATACTTCGGGTTCTTATGTATATGTAGAAAACCAAAGTAACGCTAAGGTAAATTCGGGGGATTTATTTAATTTTAATTGGACTTACTATTCCCAAGACGTAACAGGTATAAGAGGTTACGCAATAGTAGAATTAAGAAACGGAAGCGACGTATATTATTATACCGATAATGGTTGGACTGCTTTTGGCCCTGTTAATGCTTTTCAAGTTGAGCCATATAGTACCGATCCTACAAGCGTAAGTGAAAAGAATGATGTATCATTTAGCACTAAAATACCGGCCCCAATAGCGGGAGTAATTTATTTTCAATTTAGATTGGAAGAGGGTACTTGTCAAAACGTAGAAGTAGGCGGGTTTTTTATGACTACGACACCTGTATTAAAGCAAATTAATTATACCGCATATATTGCTAATTCTAAGCAATATGTAAATACTATATCAATTCCTTATGGGTATTATTCTACGGCTGCTAACTTTCCGTCCGAATTTGGTATCTTTTTAACGGCTGATTATAATGCCTATATAAATTGGTTTTCTTATGGGAAAACTACTACATACACAAGTTTAATAGGGTTAATAACTCAACAATATTTGAATGTATTTGGTAAAAATATTATAAATATAGATTGCGACCTTTCAAGTTTTGACACGGCTAATGGATTGTTAAATGCTTCTAAGGTTATGAAAGCAACCGACACCGACCCGGCACAAATAAACGTTTCTAATAATTATTATATGTTAGGTAATTCAACAATAAATTATATCACTGACGAAACAACGTGTACTTTATTGCAAATAAATGGCGAAGATATTGAAGGGACTGTTGAATACACTTTAACTTATAATCAATAAATTTGTAACTATGGCAGACAAAGTACAAGGCAAAAATATAATGCTTTATTATCACGATACGGAAACCGACACGGATATTCCTTTCGCGTGTTCAACGAATTGTACGTTTAACGTACAGGTGGACCAAAGAGAGGTAACAAGTCAGACTTCCGCGTGGTATAAAGAATATAAAAACGATATAGCAAGTTGGAATATCAGTTGCGACGGGATAGTAACTTTAGACAATTACGGATATTTATTTTTATTACAACAACAACAAGATAGAACTACTATTTTAGTAAAGTTTGTAATTGATAATGGAATAGACGGGTTGGTTATTATATCGGGTAATTGTAATTTAACTAACCTACAAATAAACGGACCATTCAAGGACATAGCAACTTATTCGTGTTCACTACAAGGAACGGGGGCTTATAGTACTTCGGGTACAACTGTTACACCGGGTGGAACTGTTATCGTTGCGGGTGGTGTTGTTTATACAAAACAATACACTGCGGCCGGTGGCGAAAATTCAATTACTTGGTCCGATATGATTGGCAAGACTTGTCTTTATTTCTCTCGTGGTGGTATTGATGTAAGAGAAATATATTCAAGCGGAATACCAACCGGCGACCAAATCGTATTTATTAGTACGACCGGAGAGGTTAAGTTTGGTAGAGCGTTAGAAAGTGATGAATTTATTAGAGGTTTATTTCAATAAAATATTATGAGCAATCAATTACAAATAACGGGTGGAGCAAAAGTTAGAAGTTTAGAGGGAGTAATAACCGGCACAACCGGAGTACTTGGTTCTTTGCCTATTAACGGAGCAAATGGTATTCCGCAATTAGACTCAAGCGGTAAAATATTAGTATCTCAATTACCTAATTCCGTAATGGAATATTTGGGTACTTGGAATGCTGCGACTAACACTCCTACTTTAGCAAATGGAACGGGAAATGCGGGGGACGTTTATTTATGTAATGTTGCCGGAACTACAAACTTTGGAGCGGGGCCGATTACTTTCTTTGTAGGCGACCAAGTTATTTATTCGGGTACTATTTGGCAAAGAGCAAGTGGTGCAACGGGAACAGTTACTTCGGTGGCGGTTACTGAAAGTGGCGACGCTTTATCCATTACAGGTTCTCCAATAACTACAAGCGGGACTATTAACATAGGCTTTGCCGGGACTTCGGCTCAATATGTAGCCGGGGACGGAACTTTAGTTACATTCCCTACAATTATTACCGAAGCACAAAATTTAATTTGTGATGTTTACAATAATACCGGAGCAACTTTAACAAAAGGAACGATTGTTTATATTAATGGCGGACACGGAAATTTGCCAACAGTTACTAAAGCATTAGCAACAAGCGACGCGACTTCTGCTCAAACTTTTGGGGTTGTTCAAGTTGATATAACTAATAATAATAACGGACACGTTGTCGTTATTGGTAGATTGGAAAATTTAGACACTCAAGCATATGCAGACGGAACGCAATTATATTTAAGTTCGACTACTGCCGGTGCTTGGACAAGTACGAAGCAATATGCTCCGGCTCATTTAGTTTATGTTGGTATAGTTGTAAGGTCGCACCCAACTCAAGGAGTTGTTGAAATTAAAATTCAAAACGGATACGAATTAGACGAGTTACATAATGTTTACGCTCAATCTCCAATTAATGGGAGTATATTACAATATGTAAATTCAACTTCTTTGTGGACTGCGGTTGATGGAACTACGACTAATATTGCTGAGGGTTCAAATCTTTATTTTACTGACGCAAGAGTAAGAGCGGCTTTAAGTGCAACAACTCCTTTAAGTTTAAATAGTTCTACCGGAGAATTAAGTATCTCACAGGCTACGGCTTCAACAAATGGCTATTTAAGTTCAGCGGATTGGAATACTTTTAACAATAAACAAGACGCTTTAGGCTTTGTTCCTATTGGCGGTTCAGGTTCAATAAATTATATCTCTAAGTTTACCGGAAGTACAACTATAAGTCAATCCGGGTTATATGAGGGAGTTACTAATTACGTTTCGATAGGTAATACTAATTCAGCATATAATTTAGACGTAACAGGCACGGGTAGATTTAGCGATGTTTTATCAGCATATAGTTTAAATGCAGACGGAAACGGAACAACAGGTGGTGGAATAAATTTAAAACAATATTCTTCTTTTGCTTTAGGTGTTGGCTATGGCTATACCTCGATTTATGCAAATACTTCAAATCTAATAGGGTTTACACTTGCAAATAGTTCAAGCGATTTTAAGTTATTTAATTTTAACTTTCCTTATGCAAATGGTACTTCATTAACATATACCTTACCGGCTACTACGGGAACTTTAGCATTAACTTCCGAAATTCCGTCTTTGAGCGGTTACGTTTTGGGTTCGGGTTCAACTTACCAAGTGGCTTGGTTTAATGCTACAAATTCAATAGCCGGAGAGTCAAACTTATATTGGGACGCCCCAAATAATCGTTTAGGTATTAATACAAGTTCTCCAAGTTACGCGTTAGACGTTACAGGTGCAACTTATTCTACACAGGGATTTTATGTACCAAATTCTTCAGCAATTTCATATACAACCTTAAATGGTAATAATGGAATGGTTGTAAATGGTAGTACAAATATTGTTTCTTTAAAATCAGGTGGATATGAAACTATAACTTTAAATAGCGTTGGTAATGTAGGTATAGGAAATAATTCTCCAAGTTATATTTTAGACGTATCGGGACAGGCAAGATTTAATTCTACAAGTGGTAATCAAGTTATAGCATACTATGACGCTTCTAACTATGCAAACTTCCAACATAATGGTATTTATACAAAAGCAAATACAATGCTTTTAGGTACTTCATTAAGTACTGACGGAATTGCAATAAAAGACGGGAATGTAGGTATTGGAACAAGAACCCCTACAACTTATTCTTTAGCAGGTAAGCATTTGGAACTTTATGGAGGAAGTGATTTTAGTTTTTTCCATAATAATACTGCAACAGTTAAATCATTCTACGCTATTAATGAATCTTCATTATTAGCAGCGTTGTTTACTTTTTCTGCTCATCCTTTAACATTTGGAACTAACAATTCCGAAAGAATGAGAATTACTTCGGGTGGACAAGTTTTAATAAATACCTCTACCGCAGCAGGACAACCTTATAATTTAGTATTAAAAGCGGGTACAGGAGATTACTTAATACAATTTTCAAGTAACAATGGCACTTACGTTGGGGACTCCTATCAAGACGGTGGCAACGGACAATTTCATATAAGAAACGGAAGTTGTGATGTTTATTTGCCTCGAACTGCCGGAACTTGGGTTGGTAATTCGGATAAAACAATAAAAGAGAATTTAGCAATTATACCTAATGCATTAGAAAAAGTAACTCAATTAAACGGATACACTTATAATGTAATTGACGATAAAGAACATAGTTTAGCCGGTGTTATTGCTCAAGAGGTTGAAAAAGTTTTACCACAAGCGGTTCATAAAAACTTTAGTAAGAATTATAATAGGGAAATATTAGGGGTTGAATACAATGTATTAATTCCATTATTAATAGAGGCAATTAAAGAACTAAAGGCCGAAATAGACGAACTAAAAAACAAATAAAATGGCAATAACTTATAATTGGGTAATTAACCAAATGGACACTAAACCAAGTGAGGACGGATTAACTGATGTAGTAGTGGTAGTGCATTGGACAAGAACGGCTGAAACCTTTTTCGGTGGCGAGCCTTTAATCGTTTCCTCATATGGGACAATGGGTTGTTCAACTCCAAGTGCAACTGACTTTACGGCTTATCCGGATTTAACTTATAACCAGGTTTGCGGTTGGTTGGATAGCGGCTTAGACGTTCCGGCGATAGACCTAAGTTTGGACCAACAAATAGAGAACATAATTAACCCGCCAATTATTGTCTTGCCTTTACCTTGGCAAGTTCCAACTAATTAATATTATATTTGTAAAAAATTATATTATGAATTTAAACGAACAACAATTACAGGAGTTACAAAACATTATTAACGCTATCCCTACTTTATACGGGGTGCAATTAATTCAGTTCTTCCAAAAGGTGGCACAAGATAACGCTCCTAAAGAAGATAAAACGGAAGAATAAAATGCAAAATATATCACTTTTCTTGGCGGGACAGGCTATTGCAATTATCATAGGACTAATAAGTATTTATGTAAAAGTATCTCTAAAACTAAAAGAATTAGAGATTAGGGTTACTATGGTTGAAAAGCAAGAGGACGTAATCGCCAAGAAACTTGATAGCATTCAAATAGGCTTAAATAAAATATTTGTAGCCTTAGAAAAAAAACAAGATAGAGAATAATGAAAGAGGTCGTTATTACATTGTTAGTGGCGATATTAATATTCTTTATAGCGAGTAACGCTCGATACACTAAAGACGAGCCGATAATTGTAACTCATTACGATACAGTTTACCAACAGAAAACTTTTACAAAATACACTAAGGGAGATTCTATCCCTTTTATTGTTTTAGCGGTTGATACTACAACCATTCACGACACGATCCAAATTATCCAGGATTACCTTACAACTAAAGTTTATACCGACACTTTTACCTTAGATAGTTCAAGATTTACCATTATTGACACTATTTCGCACAATACAATTCAAAATAGGCGATTTTTGGCTGATATTAAGGAAAGAACAATCACAATTACAAACGACATATACCATAAAGACAAAAAAGCCTTTTATTTGGGTATTTTAGGCGATTTAAGGCAATTTGACAATAAAGTAGGGTTAGGAGTTGGCTTAGGGTTAAAAACGGCTAAAAACGACTTATTTATCTTTGGGGTAACAACTAACCAATATTCGGTTGGTTATTACAAAAAAATATTTTAGTATGAAGAATGTAATGCATTGGAAAACTACCATTTTAGGATTGATATTAGTTGCCGGTGGTTTGGCTTCCGTATGGTTTGAGAAAGCAGATTGGACAGGTGCTTTAGTTGTTATTGGTGCGGGAATTGCTTTGATATTTTCTCCGGATACGTTTATCGATAAATTGACAAAATGATAAGTAAACGCTCGATAGACTTTATTATTCAACAAGAGATAGGCGGACGGGCCTATTATGACAAAGTATTGCAACGTCCAACCTGGCCGGGTGGAGAGAGCGGGATCACTATTGGTATAGGTTACGATTTAGGGTATAGAAATACGCAGCAATTTGTTAAGGATTGGGGATTGAATATCAGCATTGAGCATATAAACATATTAAAGCCGGTAGTTAATTTAAAAGGGAGTAAAGCAAAAGAAAAACTAAAAGGCGATATATTAAACGTAAAAATCCCGTACAATATAGCCTATGATGTTTTCGTTAAGAATGACGTGCCAAGATACTTTACTATGGCTAAAAAGATTTATCCATTATTAGAACACTTAAACGAAGATACACAAGGAGCGTTAGTTTCAATGGTATTTAATAGAGGAATAAGTTTAGTAGGCGATACAAGGACCGAAATGAGAGCGATTGTAGATTTAGTTGCTAAGAAAGATTATGACGGGATAGCGGAAGAAATTGAGAAATCTAAAAGGCTTTGGGAACACAAAGGATTAGACGGCCTTGTGATAAGGCGGGAAGCCGAAGCGGATATGATAAGAAATTCAGTATAAAACACAATAACCAACATAATGACAACAACAACAAAACGCAAAAGACTCTACTTCGATATTGAAGTTTCCGCCAACGTCGGCCTATTTTGGCAATCCGGATTTAAACTAAAAATAGGCACTGAAAACATTATTAAAGAACGTGCGGTAATTTGTATTTGCTACAAATGGGAAGAAGATAAAGACGTTTATTATTTGCATTGGGATAAGAAACAATGTGACAAAAAGTTATTAGAAGAATTTATTAGCGTTGCAAATGAGGCTGACGAATTAGTGGGCCACAATGGAGATAAGTTTGATTTGGCTTGGATAAGGACACGCTGCCTTTTTCATAGGATTGATATGTTCCCACAATATAACACGATTGACACTTTAAAGGTAGCCAGGTCAAAGTTTAGATTTAATTCAAATCGCTTAGACTATATTGGTAAGTTTTTAGGCTTAGGGCAAAAATTACATACTGACTTCGATTTATGGAAAGATATAATGTTGCACAACGATAAGGCAGCATTGGATAAAATGATAGATTACTGTATTCAAGACGTTTGTTTATTAGAGCAAGTTCACAAAGAATTAAACAACCATATCCCGGCTAAAACTCATTATGGGGTTATTTTTGGCGGAGATAGAGGAAGTTGCCCGGAGTGTGGAAGTGATGAATTAGTAAGAAATCTAAAACGAATTACTGCTTCCGGCTTAACTAAAATTCAATATAAATGTAAAACCTGTGGCAAGTACCACCAAAAAACTGATAAATAATGAAGCAATCAAAAATATTAACCGAGGTAATTCAGGACTTCCAAGATAGAGAAAAAAAGGGGGTTGAAACATACGGAACAAATATGGATCGAAAAGATTTGACAACTTCACAATGGTTGGTACATTTGCGAGAAGAATTGCAAGACTCAATCCTTTACTTAAAGAAATTAGAAGAAATCCAAAATAAAAGATATGAAGATTAAATTACCGGCAAAATTCAACAAAATGACATTAACTGAACAAGAGGACATATTAGTAAAAAATTTAAGCGTTGTTTATGCCTTAGAAAAAGAAATAAGAGAAGCATTGGCTAAAGTTAGAGGCGGGAATAAATACGAAGTAAAAGAGATTGATAGACCGGACGAAGCATTATTAAAAGCGTGAAAATAAAAGTAATACATAAAAAGTTAGGCCGGGAACAGGCATACGGAATAGCGGATAGCGACGGGACTATTTATATTGATCCTCGCTTAACCGGAAGAAAGGCCCTTGAGATATATATCCACGAGGTGCACCACCTGTTAAATCCATTACATAGCGAAGAAGAAACCATTAGACAAAGCGTTATATTAACTAAACTACTTTGGAAAATGGGGTATCGCAAGGTTGATAATTCTAAGCATTTACCGCTCCAGGACGGCTCTAAATAAAAAAGTATCTTTGTAACGTTGTTTTCATAGTTGGTTCTCCCAAGTTTAAAAGGCTTGGGAGTTTTATTTTCTTAATAGACTAGAAAACACTATTTTTGTAAAGTTCATAAGACAGACAAATGGTTTAACCCCTTGCGTTTCTACGCTGAGGGGTTTTTTATGCCATTTACTTAAAATGCTAAAATCTTTAGCAAAGGGT